TCAACGAGCGCCGCCTGCGCGTGTCCAAGCGCCTGCGCCTGGCCGAATCGCTGGTGGGCACCGGCTTCCCGTTCCGCAAGGGCGACAACTTCAAGCGCTACATGAAGATGTTCGAGGAGATCTCGCAGCAGTGCGCCGGCCTGCGCCGCCCGGGCGCCGCGTCGCTGGACCTGTGCTACGTGGCCGCCGGCTACACCGACGGCTTCTTCGAGACCGGGCTGAGCCCGTGGGACATCGCCGCCGGATCGCTGATCATCACCGAGGCCGGCGGCCTGATCGGCAACTTCAGCGGCGAGGCCGACTTCCTCTACCAGCGCGAGGTCGTCGCCGGCAACCCGAAGGTCTACGGCCAGCTCGTCAACATCCTGGCGCCGTACTCGCGCATCATCAAGGACGACGGCAGCGAAGTCGCGCCGTCGGCGAGCGGCCTGGCCGCAGCGGACGCGACCGACGCCTTCCTGGCCGACGTCGACGCCGGCGCGGAGGCCGCACCGGCGCCCGCACCGGCCGTCAAGGAACGCAAGGCGCTCAAGGTCACCGGCCCGCGCACCCCGCGCTCGCGCCTCTGATCGTCCGCAACGCGATCCACGGCGCGGGCTCGTTCGGCCCGCGCCGCACGGGCGGATGCCGCCCGCGTCGATAGCTCTTTGACACGGGAGCGGCGGCCGCAGCGCGCGAGATAATCCGCGCCTCGCCGCCGACGCTCGCGCGGCCCGCGCGCCCTTCCAAGACCTCTTCGTCGATGCCAACCGAACACCCCGTGGACACCCCGAACGCGCCCGTCGACCTGAGCGGTCACACGCCCATGATGCAGCACTATCTACTTAATCGCGCCTAAGTAATTGATCCGACAGAGAAACTCTGCTCCAGATGTCTAATACTTTCCATACCGGAAACTTCTCTGCTCCCCCGGTAAATTCCGGCGCGATTCTCGAGTTTTAGACAGCCTGGCGCACCAGATGCGCCGGCATGATCAGAACCTCACGCCAATGCGCAGCTGGGCCTCGGAGCGACCGTCCTGCAGGCGCTGCACCGTGGCGCCCAACACCAGGCGCCCGACGTCACGATCGACCCAGATGCCGATGCCGCGGTTCGTGCCGTAGGACAGGCCTGCGGCCCACGGCCTGGCCGGCGGCGGCATCTGCACGGCCTGAATGGGGATGTCCAGGGCCTTTATCACCTGGCCGTCTGGCGAGCTCGCGACGACGCGCTGCTGGGTGCCGTCGCTAACCAGGGACAGGTCCACCTCGACGCTGCTAGCAGCCGACGCCGGCGCGACGACGACCTGCGCGCGGCGCACCTCGTGGTAGCCGGCCGGGATGATGTGCGGCGCGGGCGCCGAGGCGGCGGTGGGGTCGCGCGCCGCGATCTTCGAGCCGTCCGCCTGCGTCACCTCCGGCGCAGCGCTGGTGATCTCGGGGGCCGTCTTCGCGGGCCACAGCGCCCACACCAGCAATGCCGCGGCGACGAGCAGTGCGGCCACCCCCAGCTCGATCTTGGAACGCAGGGAGAGGCTGATCATGATTTCGGCTCCTCGGGCGCCGCGGTGGCGCTGCCCTGGTCGATCAGGCGCGCGGCCACCTTCAGCGCCAGCCACACGGCGGCGGCGATCGCGAGATACCCGGCCGGGATGGCCGATTTCAGCTCGGGGGGGATTTGCGTCCAGCCCACCAGCAGTGCGCCGTCGATGACGACCATCTGGTTGGACAGCATGCGGTGCGCCTTGCGCCAGTTGGGGATGAGCTGCAGCAGCATCACGCGACCTCGATGCTCACCAGATCGCCGCGCGCGAGCGCCTGCTGGATCTTCGGGAACAGTGCGTCGAAAGCGACGCGGCTGCGACCGATCGAATCGGACGCGCGGTCGACGCCCACCAGGATGCAACCTTCGGTGTCGGCCGCGGTGTTGCCCGGGTGGATGCGCACGCCTTCGAAGCCGGGCACGTTCACCAGCAGCGGGAGATCGCGCTGGAAGTGCGGCGAGAAGGTGATCACCACGCCGTAGACGCCGGCGGGAATCGCCGTCTGGCCGAACACCTTCGGCGCGCCGGCGGGGCGCACGACGTCCTCGAGGGTGTAGCACTGCGGCATGCTGTCGACCGACAGTTGCCCGATGGTGCAACCGGCAGACGGCCAGGTGCGAGAGAGCTTCAGTTTCATGGTTTCACCTTCTAGTGCGTGGTCGTCTTCATGCGGCCGTCAGGTCCGACGACGATCCCGCTGGGGCCCGTAGGCTTCGGTGAGGTAGGCGGTGAGGTCGTCGGCTGCCTGGTTGCCCGTTCTCCCAGGGGCTTGAACGGCTGCGGGTCGGGATCGGTGCTGCGCATGGCGCTCCTCCTGTTGGTGGCGGTGGACGGATCGACGCATCTCGATTGCCATCAGCACGTCGGCGGGCGCGCGCGGGTTGCGCAGCGCCGCGACCGCGGCCCAGAAGCCGTCGATCCACAGATCCATCGGCTCTTCTGGCGGCGGGTTCGCATCGATGTGCTCGATCAGGCGCAGCTGGCACTCCAGTTCCAGGACTTCGCGATCGGCGCTCACGGCTTGTCGGCCTTCTCGTCGAGCTTGTCGAAGATGCGGGCCAGCATCCCCTTGATCTCGCTGATGTCGTCGCGGTAGTCGTCGCGGCGCACGTAGTCGCGCGCGATCGCGCGGTTGAGGTCGGCCAGGTCACTGCGTAGTTGGGCGATCGCATCCCACATCGCCTTCACCACGAAGCCGCCGAGCGTGCCAACCAACCCGAAGGCCCAGTTGACGATGGTCTGGTCAAAGTTCATGGTCAGACGTTCCTCCAGACGCGGCTGACATCGGTGATCGTCAGCAGCCCGTTGGCCAGCGTGCGGTACAGCCCGATCAATCCGCCGAAGTAGGCGCCGGTGATCGTGTAGGTGCCGATCAGCACCTCATCGACGTAGAGCGACATCACGCCGGCCGACGTCGTCGAAACCCGGTACACGTGCGAGGCGCTTGAGAGGTTGGTAGAGCCGATCACCGTCGTCGTGTAGGTGCCGGGCGCCGTGGCCTCGTCGACGCTCAGGAAGCCGCTGGCGTTGAGGCCGACCGAAATCCCGCGTTCTGCCGATGCGGTGCCGCTGGTGCTGCCGATGTTGGCGCCGGCGACGATGAAGCCCGACGACACCAGCATCTGCCCGGTCCACTCGATCTCCGTGACCGCATCGAGCATCCGTGACAAGCCGCAAGCCGTATCGTCCAGGAACATCACCGACGCGACCGAGGTCAGGTCCAGCTTCTTCGCCAGCAGCGTCCGATGCGACGGCACTGCGCCTCCATTGGGCAGCAAGAGCGGCTTGCTGGTCTGGCGGAAGCGCAGCGCGTTCATCACCAGGTAGCCCGAAGCGTTTGACGTGATGACCAGGTGGTGCAGCCCGAGCGCCAAGTTGCGCGCCAGCGGGATCTCGAAGTCTTGGTAGAAGTTGCCGGTTCCGAAGCCGGCGATGGTCTGCGAGAGCGTGGGCGAGAGAGCGCTGCCGTCCAGGCTCACCGTGACGTTTGCGCACGCGATCGAGAAGATCGGCGCAAGCAGCGACAGGTCGAGCCCGCGCTGAGCCACGTTGAAGATCACGCGGATCGTCTGGCCGGTGGTGTTGCCGGTGTTCAGCGATGCGCCGACACGCGACGACGTGCCGAGCCCGTACACGGCGTTGGTCGCGCGCACATTGGGGCCAACGGTCGAGAGGCGCTGCTCGGAGCCCGTCACGTCCGGCGCCTGGGGGCCGAAGAGTGCTGCGGTGTACTGCACCCCGACAAAGGTATAGGTCGACTGCGTCCCATGCGCGCCGTCTGGCAGTACCGAGACCCCAGTGTTGCCGTCCGTGCCGATCAGTTGCTGCAGCAGGCTGTAGACGTCGACCAGCACCACGCCATGCTTCGCCGCGGTGTCGCGCATGATCTGCGTGAACTTGGCCGTTGCTTCCGACCAGGCGATCGTGCCGAAGGTGCTCGTGGTCAAGATCGGGTGCGAGGTGATCAGGATCGGCGCGATCCCGTACTTGCGGCAGATGTTGATGAACGAGACCAGGTTGGCCCGATAGGTCGCCGCGCTCGCCGCGGTGTAGACCTTGGCGTCGTTGCAGCTGTGATTGCAGGACGCGGCCCGCACTACACCGCCGGCTGCGACGGCGGCGATCTTCGCCTCGAAGGTCGAGCCGCTGCCGTCGGTGCCGGCCAGCATCTGGGCTAGCGTGGTGCCGCCCAGTCCGTAGTTCGCGCAGGTGAATGCCGTATTGCCGAAAAACGTGTTGACCGTGTTCTGCGCGATGGCCGGCGCGGGCAGCGCAACCTGCGCGCCGCCGCCAGTCGAATTGCCATAGACCTGCGAGTCGCCGAACGAGTACATCGTCTGCGCCATGCCCAGCGACAGGTTGGTCATCATGTCGGCGATGGCGTCGACATCGATGGACTTGAGCGTTGCGATGTCGCTCGTGTTCGCGGCGATCGACACGGCCTGGGCATCCAGCGCTGCGCCGACGGTCGTCGCGCCGTAGCCGATCTGCTCAGCGGCGCCGGAGACAGCCAGCGCCGCGAAGACGTCCAGCTTCGGGTCGGTGACGCCATCGATCGACCAGACGGTGACGCCGGCGGCCGTCTTGAGGACGAACGTGTACGCGTTGGAGCCGAGCCAGACCTGCGCCTCACCGCGCGCGTTGAGCTGCACCGGGTTGGTGTTGGGCGTGGCCAGCGTCGCGTCGGTGTACGTCGACTTGAGCGTCGTCGTTCCCGACAGGTACGTCGAGAGTAGGCCGCCGACGAGCGGATCACCGTTGTCGTCGAACGCCTGGAAGCGGCCGTTCGTGAGCTGGTAGGACATGTGGGCTCCGGAAGCGAGAAAGCCCGCGCGATGGCGGGCCTAAAATGCGATCGACCCGCACGGGGCGGGTCGTTCAAGGGGTCGACGTGGAAACGTTCCTGGTCGCGGCGCTTCGGCCGCTGGTGGCTTTCATCGTGCTGGGCCTCGTGCTCTGGCTGTGCGACGCCATCCATCGCAAGATGCCGGATGGCCGGCTCAAGCGCCTCCTGTTCCGCCCGCTACCGGGACACCGCCAGCGCGGCCGCTGGGGCGGCTGAGCCGAGCAGGCGAGGCCCGTACAGCTGCAGCAGCGATTGCAGCGCATTCGGGGTGTCGTAGTTCGTGGCCGCCGTCATCGCGGCCGCGGCGTCGCCCGGGCTGAGCATCGTGTTGGCGAGCTGCTGGGCCAGCTCCGCGTTCTGCCGGCCGTAGGCGACGTCGCCGGCGCGCGCGGCCACGTTGCCCGCGGCGCGCACGCCGTTGCCCAGCAGCGGCAGCCCCATCACCGCGCGGCCGATCATCGGCACGACGCCCTGGCCGCCCAGCGGGTTGTCGCCGCCGGCGGCGTGCAGCAGGTTCGTGTAAGCCAGCTTCTGCACGGTGTCCGAGCCGGCGCCGCGGCCCGCGTTCTGAGCCGCCGTCGACCGCTGCACGTCCGCGAGGATGGCCTGCAGCGCGTTCTGCTGCTGGTCGGTCATCGTGTTCTCGAGGGTGGCGCCCTGGAATCCGGTGGCGCGCGCCGCGGTGCCGTCATTGAGCGCGCGGGCGTAGGCCGAAGGCTGCAGCGTGCCGGTGAGCGGGTTGATCGAACGATCCGCGATCGCCTGGGCGACGTCCATCTGGTTGATGGGTGCGCTCATGTCGCGGAAGACCTGGCGCGCGGCGCCGTAGTCGGGGCTGAGCTGGTCGAGGCCGGCGAGGTAGTCGTTCTGCAGCCCGCTCAGCGCGCGGGCGCGCGTGGCGTTGCCCGAGGCGCGCGCGCTGGCGATCGAGTCGTCGAGCGCCATCTTGACGTAGTGCAGGCCGGCCAGCGACGTGGAGTCGTCCATCGGCATGCCCTGGATCTGCGCGAGCTGGCGCGCCTGGGCCAGCACGTCGGGCGGGATGCGCGCGTTCATCGCGGCGATGTTGGCCTGCGCCTCGGGCGCGAGAGCCGCCGGGTTGATGCCGTTGGCGCGCGCCGAGCCGTACAGCGCATTCGCCGTCTCGTCGCGATTGGCAGCCGCGAAAGCGCGTTCGCCGTCGGTGCCCGCCATCTGCTGCAGCGCGTTCACGCGCGCGGCGTTCTGCTCGGTCAGGCGCTGCGAGAGCTGCGTGGTCACGCTAGGGTTTGTCGCCGTGGCAGCGCGCTCGAGCGACGCGACGCCGGCGTTGCCCGCACCGGCGGCCACCTGGCCGACGGTGGGCACGGAGCCCGGCACGATCTCTCCGAGCGTGGCGCGCGCCAACCCAGGTTGCGTCGGGCCGACGAAGTGCTGCGCGGCCTCGGCCAGCGCGTTGCGCACTTGCGCAGCCTGGGCGCCAACGGCTCCCGCACCCCCGCTGGCGGCGTTGATCGCGCGGCCGATGATGCGCTGCTGGCCCTGCGCGAAGAACGGTTCCGTCGCGGCGCGCACGGCCCGCGCGCCAGCGCCCAGCGCCTGACCAGCGCCGTAGCCGGCTGCGCCGCCGACGGCGCCCAGGCCGACGTTCTTCATCACCGACTCGTCGGCCGTGGTGGGCTCGAACAGCCCCTGCGCAGCGCCGATGGCCGACGCGCCCACCACGCCGTTGGCGCCGGGGATGAAGGCCGCCGGGACCGCGGTCATCACCTTGCCGGTGATGTTGCCGGCCGTGCCCGCGGTGGTGGCCATGAGCGGCGCATCGATGCGGCGCGTCTCGGCGACGTCGGCGGACGTGGGCAGCCCGAGGCGGGCGGCCAGCGTCGGCGGCGCCTGGCCCGTCACCAGCGACGACAGCGTCGGGCTGCTGCTGGGGCCGATTGCATTGACCACGTCGCCCAGGCGCTGGCCCGCGCCCTGGATCAGGTCGTGCGCGCCCTTGCCCATGCCGGCCACGAAGCGGCCCACCGCGCCCATGCCATCGGTGGGCGTGATCGTGGCCTGCCAGGCCTGCGTGTCGGCGACTGCCTTTGCGTGCGCCGCAGCGGCGGCCGGGTCGGCGGATGATTTGAGCGCCTGCAGGCCCTGGGTCGAGACCTTCGAGAGGTCGCCGGACTGGATCGCTTTGAGGTCGTCGGTGGAGAGCTTGGACAGGTCCATCACTTCACTCCGCGCCGCGCGAGTTCGGCGGCGATGTCATCGTGGCTGGGCAGCGTGGGCTTGCCGGCCTCCGCGCCACCGTAGGCGGGCAGCGTGGAGTCGGGCACGCCCGCGGCGCGGCGCTGCGCCAGCATCGCGTCGTATTTGGCTTTCATCAGGCCACGCGTGGCGCCGATCGTGCCCAGGAACTGGTCGGGCGAGCTGTTCGGGTTGAAGGTCTTCGAGGCCTCCTCGCGCTCGGCGGCCGAGCCGCCGCCCGCGGTCACGGCGTTGACGACTTCCGGCCCGACCAACTGGCGCACCGCATTGAAGACGGCCGCCGGCGCCTGGCCGGTCTGCACGCCGTATGCGTTCGCGATCGAGTTGACCAGCGGGATGTTGCCGTTCTTGAGCGCGGTGGCCAGCGTCTGCAACTGGTCCAGGTGATCGCTCGCGACCTGGAACGCGCGCATCTGGTTGCCCTGCGTGCCGCTGGTGAAGTCCTTGTTGGCCTTGACCTTGGCGCCGTAGGTCGTCGCGTCGTAATCGGGGTTGATCTGGCTGACGCGCTGCATGAGCAGCGCGGCCGCCGGGCGCGTCGCGGCCATGCCGCTGGGCGGCGCGGCGTTGCCCTTGGCGATCATCTGCGCCTCGGCTTCGAGGGCCGGTGACAGGCCACCGCCGGGCGCGAGACCGGCGACCTGCAATTGCACCTGCCGGCCAGCCGCGGCGCGCGAGTTCTCGCCGGCCTGCGTGGCCTGCGTGTCGGGCGAGACGCCGAACATCTGCGTCGGCGTGACCTGCTGGCCATGCGTCGGGCTGTTCGGGTTCACGTCGACGAAGAACGACCGATCGCCGAGCTTGAGCTCCTGCGGCTTCGGCGCGGTGAATTCCATCTGCTGCTGCACCGTCTGGCCGGTCTGCAGGGTCTGCTGACGCCACTGCTGCAGCGCCTTGCCCGAAGGGTCCGAGGCAGCCTGCTGGATGGCGGCGATGCCTTGGGAGAGCCCCTGCTTGGGCAGCGAACCGTCCTTCACGCCATCGAGCATCCACTGCAGCGCGTCCTCGGGCGTGTTGACCGCGGAGAGCAGCTGCAGGCGCTGCTGGTGCGCTGCGATCTGCGTATCGAGGGTCGTCTTGCCGGCGCTCGCGTTCGACGCGTTCGCTGCGCCCAGATCCTTCTGCGCCGCCGCGCGCGAGGTCACGGTGTCCTGCGTGGTCTTGATCAGCGCGGGCGCGACATCGGGCGCCAGGGTGAGCGCCTGCGACTGGCCGGCATCGCTCGTGAGGTCGAGGCCGTTCTGCACCGCGCCGCGCAGCGCCGCCTTCTGGCCGTCGACTGCGGCGGCCTGGCGCAGCGACAGCGCCTGCAGCGCGTTCTGGTTCTTCATGGCGTCCGCGCGGGCGTAGTCGTTGGCGTAGTCGACGGCCGAGCGAACGGGCTGAAGGCCGTTCGAGTAGATGCTTGCGTCAGCGGGCATGTCGTTTCTCCTTACCAGCCGATGTCAGAGCCGTTTTGATCGTTGTAGCCAGAGCCGATGCCGCCATATAGCGAGTTGGTGCTGGTCGTCGTAGGCGTGCTTGGCGTCGTCGAATAAGTCTTGTACCAACCCGCCAGTTGGTTGGCCGCGTTCGCCCAGGTGTTGCCCTGCGACAGCGTGGAGGCCGCGGAAGCGTTGCCGGCGGCCGTGGTGTTCGCGCTGACCGCGTTGGCCGTGCTGGTGCCGGCCGCGGAGTTGGTGCTGGAGGCCGACTGGCCCAGGCCCGCGACCGACTGCAGCGCGTTCACCTGGCGGTTGTAGGCGTCGTCGTACTTCGTGGTGGCGTAGTCGTTGCCGTATTGCGCGGCCGCTTTCAGCGCGGCGCCTGAGTCGCGCATGCCGCGCGCGTTGGCGCTGAGCGAGAGCTGGCGCTGGCCCTGCTGCAGGCCGAACTGGTAGCCTGGGTCGCTGGTGATCTGCGAGCTGTTGATGCCACTGGTGCTGCTGCCATCGAGGCCCAGGATCGACTCGAGCCGCGTGAGCGCGTCGTTGCGCGCGGACAGCGCGGGAGCGTTGTCGGACCGCGTCTGGTTGTACATGTCCAGTTCGGTCTGATTGGCCGCGTTGGTCGCGTTGGCCTGTGTCTGCGCCGCGCTCTTCGTCGCATTCGACGAGATTGCGGCACCAGCGACAGTGCCAGCTACGGCGAGGGCTGCACCCCATGGCATGGTCAGTTCTCCTTGCGGATGCACACGATCATCGTGATCCGCTCGTAATGGGTCGGGTTGGTCACCCAGTGGGTGTGCGCGTTGTCGAACCAGAAGACGTCGCCGGGCTGCGTCTCGAGTTCCTCACCTTCGAAGCAGAAGAGCTGCCCCGGCGCGCTGGTGATCTGCACGCCGTACTTCTCGTACCGGCGCGCGTGCCAGCCAGGGTCCGTGTGGGGCCGCACGCTCTTGCCCGGTGGAATGCGCGTGATGAGCACGCCTCCGATCTCGACACCCTCTACGAAGCGCATCAGGTCCAGGCACATCGGCCTGATCCCCAGCGCGTCGGCCGCGGGCCACCAACGCGAGTCGTGCGGCTGGCCGGTGCTGGCGTGGCCAGCCTCACCGTAGCGGGCCCAGATGTCATCGAGGCCATGGTGCGGGCTGCGCGGATCTTCGGTGCGTGCGCGATGCGTGTTCCACAGCTCGGGGTGCTGCTGAAGCGCCCACAGGATGGGCGCCACTGGCAGGCCTTGGAGGATGCGCTGGATCTTCATCCCAGCACCGCCCGATCGACCTTGGCCGGGTCGGTCTCCTTGGTGGCATGGATGCAGAACCAGGTGGCCGGCGTGACGGCCTCGACCTCGTGCGCGCGCCCGGCCGCGATCGTGATGCACGCCGGGCCCTCGTAGCCCACCGGCTCGCCGCCATCGATGCGAACGTGCACCCGCCCGCTCGCCAAGATCGACAGGTGATCGAACTCGTGCACGTGCTGCAGAAGCTTCACGCCGGCGGGGATGAGCGTCTCCTTGGCGTAGACGCCGCCGCCGAAGTGGTGCATCAGGCCGACGCCGAGCTCGGCGAAGCGCTCGTAGAAGGTCTTCGAATGGTTCATGGTCAGCTCGGAATGAAGGTGACGGTGGGCGCGGTGACCGCCCAGGTGACGGTGATGGTGTCGCCCTGGGAGACCGGGACGACGCCGCTGGTAAGCCCGAGCGCGACGACGCTGGCGCCGCGGCCGTACTGCACGACCGAGACGGTTCCGCCGGAAATGACGACCAGCCCGTTGCTGGGCGCCGTGAAGACGTAGGGCGACGCCGTGGGTGTCACCGCGGTGGGCGATCGACTGAGCATGCCGCCCATGTCGAACCTTCCAAAGTGCGGCATGTCAGGTCACCTCGCGGCCGCTCGCGCGGCGCACCACGATGCCGGTGGCGATCTCCGAGATGAAGTCGCCCGGGTTCAGGATGTGGCCGACGACCTCGGGGAACGTGTACGTCTCGCCGGCGGCGAAGGACTTGGCCGCCAGGATGTGCGCCGCACCGGCCGACAAGCCGCTGGGCACGAGCTTCAGCGTCAGCGAGCCGGAGCCGGCCGCGCAGTAGCCGCTGTACTTGTCGATGATGGTCTTCTTCGACGTCGCCGTGTAGCCCGTGGTCTCGGCCGTCGGCGCCGCGCTCGTCTCGATCAGGCAGCTCGGAGTGATGGTCATAGCTGGTAGCCCAGTTGAAGGTCATGGATCAGGCGCGCGAGGCGCTGCACTTCGGCCTCGAGCGCTTGGACGCGCGCGTGCTGGTCGTCAACGACCGCGGCTGCGCCATCAGCACCCACGGGGGCGGGCAGCAGCAGTGAGTCTGCGAACGCATCCGGCGGCGCCTGGCCGGCTGCCGGCTGGGTCCCCGAGAGCAACTCGAGGTCTTGATTCGTCATGGCGTCAGAGCCGCCGACGCGTTCGAGCAGCTGGCGTTGCAGCCATCGATTTGCCTCAGGCGTGAGGGTTCCGTCGGCCTGCGCCCACTGGGCCCGCGCGGGCCATGGGGCGACGTTGCTCATCGCTCGTTCACGATCGCGGTCATGACATTGCAGCGCACGTCGTCGGTGACGACGAACTCCCACACGCGATCAATGGCCGATCCCAAACCCGTATCGCGCACACGCGTCTCGAATTCGCCTGCCGCGCCCAGCGACAGCTCGCTCCAGCTCTCCCACGTCTTCGCGCCGTCGTTCGAGTAGCGCAGCAGCATGGTGGGCGCCGTCCCATCCGGCAGCCCCAGGCCGACATCGCACAGCACCTGGAACGAGCCGAAGCTCTCGGTGGCGCCGGTCGGCGCGGCGTTGTGCGGCGAGCGCCACAGGCGCCGCTGCGGGTCGCCGGCGAAGGTGTTCGTCAGCGGGTCCAGCTCGTAGAGGCGCCCCGTGGCGTCGCCCACCAGGTGGCGCCCGAACGCGAAGGCGTGGCAGGTCGCGCGCCACTGCGCCCAGTCGCCATCCACCCATTCGGCGCGCTCATGCCAGATGCCGGCGGCCACGTTGTAGACCCAGGTCGTGGACAGGCCGGGCACGTTCAGGACGTAGCGCGCCTGGCCCTCCTGCTGATAGACCCAGGCGGTTGCGCCGGACAGGTCCGAGATCGTGGCCAGTTGCTCCTCCAGCGCGTCGGAGCTGATCCGCTGGGCCACGTAGCCCGGCATGCCGTAGACGAAGCCGTTGCCGTCCTCATCCTGGCCCAGCCAGTAGTAGACGCCGGCGACCTTGCAAAGCGAGCGCGACGCGGCGCAACCCACCTCGATGACGGCGGAGTCGTCGCGCGCGAATGGGAACGTCGCATCGCCCGAGTCGTACCAGACCTCGCCGCTTCGGTCCTTCAGCAGAAGCAACTGCCGGTGCTTGACCAGCGCCGCGACGATGTTGCCGGGCGAGCTGTCCGCGCTGGCGAAATCGAGGGCGTCCAAGACGGTGAAGTCCTGCACGCTCGTGAGGTAGAAGTGGTTGCTGCCAGGCGGCGTCAGCACGCCGATGCCATCCAGCACGTTGATCGAAGTCGAGCCCGGCCAGTTGTCGGTGATCGAGCTGATCACGTTGGTGCTGAGATCGAACGCAAACCCGAGACCATTTGCCACGATCCCCAGCTGCGTCTCGTTGTCATCGATCGACGTCAGACCATCTGCGATTGCGCCCCAGCTGATGGCCGACCAGTCGTCCATGATCTCCACCAGTTGGCCGCTGGTGGCAGCGAACAGTCGCCCCTGGGAAACCTTCATCGCGCGAATCGCAGAGCCGAACATCGTGCGTTGGATCAGCCCGGCGATTTGCTTGAGGAAGGCGCCAGCGCCGCCCTGCCCCGTGCTGCTCTCGATGCGCATCGGCTCCCAGTTCACGATGCGCCGCACCTCGGCGATGCTCGTGCGCAGGGGTGACGACGGTCCAACGAGCGACAGCGCAGGCATTTCAGCAGTCCCCGCCGCTCAGGAACTGGCCCAGCCGCGTGCGGATCGCCGGCGCGCCATCGAGCTCCAGCTCGGGGATCTCGACGTTCTGCACCTGGAACGCATCCATGGCGAGCGTCATCTCCTTGTCCAGGGAAGCCGACACCGGCAGGTTGAATTCGGGAGCGACCTCGACGGCCAGCTTCAGGCGCAGCGCGCGCAGCGCGCCGCCCGGAAGATCGATGGCGTCGTTGGCGCTGGCGAACTGCGCGAGCACGCCGCGCGTCGTGATGTGCATCTCCAGCACGGAAGCGGCCAGCGGCCAGATGTAGACCTTGCCCGTGGGCAGGCCCTTGTCGTACCAGAGCACCTCCGGCCAGGTCGATCCGAGCGTCTTCTGGTCGATGCCGTCGAAGATCTGCTTCGAGACGACACGCACCGACTCGTCGAGACCCTGCGCGCGCGCGTAGGCCGACTCGATGCGATCCGGGCGCGGCACGTTGATCTGCATGCCGGACCCGATCGTCAGATACGGGGCGCCGGCGGCGAGGGAGACGATCGACTCGATTGGGCGCGTGCCGGCCGTCGGCATGACGCTCAGCGTGTCGAGGATGCCGTTGAGCGCGTCCAGGCCGACCTGCACCTGTTTTGCGCTCGGCTGCTCTGTGGCACCGATCGCCCCAATGCGGCGCAGCGCCGGCCGGATGATGTCGATCGCCTTGACGGACATGCTCAGTCCGCCTTCTTCGCGGCCGTCTTGGCGCGCGTCTTGGTCACGCCGGGCTGGAACGCGTCGGACGCCGCGCTGGCAGCGCCGATCGGCAGGTAGCCATCCGCGGCCGCCGCGGCCTCGTCGGCCTCGTCGTCAACGACACGCGCGTTGAGCGGAATGCCGTCGTCGTCAACCGTGCCGGCCTCTTCGTCGGTGCAGGCGCCGTCCTTGTAGACGACCTTGGGGTATTCCATGTTGGATCTCCGGTAGGGAAAGAGAAGGGGCGGCCGAAGCCGCCCCTCATGCATCACTGGGTGATGCGGCAGGCCTGGTTGCCACGCACGGTGGCCATGCCCCAGAGCACGTCGACGCGGGTCGACTCGGTGTCGGACTTGCCGTCACCGAAGGTCATCACGCGCACGCTCATGCCGTTGGGCAGGCGCGCGGTGTAGCCCTCGCAGCTGGCCAGCACCGGCAGCGGCGCGAAGGCGACCGTGAACGCATCCTTGTGCCACATCAACGACTGCTTGTTGCCGCCGCCGGTGATCACCAGGGATCCGCCGTTGGTCGGCGAGGCGCTGGTCGTCTGGGTCGGCATCGACGTCTTGATAGCCGGGAAGATCGGCAGCACGGCCGAGGTGCTCGCTGCGGTGACGTCGGCCGTCAGCACGAACTGCTTGAGCGATCCGACGAACACGGTGCCCGTCAGCGGGTGCACTTCGAGCACGCCCGGGAAGGTGACGATCTCGCCCTTCTTGAACGTGTCGCCGCTGGTGCAGGTCACGCTGATCGATGCGCCGGTCTGCGCCGCGCCGTTGACCGTGACCGCGCCCGCACGCGTGCCAGCCGTCAGCGTGGGCATGTTCACGCACTCGAACCAGGCCGCGCCCTGCGCCTTGCCGAGCGAGCCCTCGTAGAACATCTTTTCGACCTCGGAGACCGGGTTGAAAAGCGCCTTGGAGGTGTCGATCAGTTCGACGTTGACCTCGTCGGTGTACATGTTGTACCGCGGCGAGGTGGGCGCCAGGTTGCGTTGCAGCTTCTGGCGCGCCAGCGAGAACGTGCGCATCTGCGTCGGCGTGGTGCCGGCGGTGCCCACGATGTTCGACGTGCCCTGGACGGCCTGCTGGATCGCTGCAGCCTCGATCGACGCCGACAGCGTGAGCATCTGCGGCATCAGGATCCGTTCCTTGAAGTCCGTGATGTTCAGGAGCTTCTCGGAGGCGCCGAAGGTCAGCGGCACGTGCTTCTGGGTGTTGAGCGTCAGGGAGACGCTGCCTTCCGTGAAGTCGGGCGCCGCGCCGCCGCCGGCGAAGGTCGCGCCGTCGTAGACCACGCCGGTGGGCGGAATCTTGATCGTGACGGTGGAGCCCTTCTTGTAGCCGCTGATCGATTCGCTGAACTCGTCCTGGCGGGACTTGTTGACGTTCTTCAGGAACGGGGACATCTCCAGCAGCATCGCCGCGGCTTCGCGGGCGATCATCTGGTGCGTGAGGGTCGTGTTGGCCATGGTGGCTGCCTTTCAGCGCGACTAGCGCTTGGCCTGCTTGCTCTGGTACCACTCGGCGTCGCTCATCTCGGATGGCGACTTGCTGCGAGCGGTGGAGCTGCCCTGGACGGGCTTGTGAACAGGCGGTTTGGTGGTTCCCGGAGCCGCCTCGAGCTGGGCTTCCAGCTTCGCGATGCGGCGCCCGAGCTGCGCGGGCGAGAGGCCACGGAGCGACTCCGCGTCCTCGGGGTTCGAGCCCAGGTGGTTCAGCAGTGCGGCAGGGTTCTCCGAATCGAGCACCGCCTCGAGCAGCGCCGTGGGCGCGCCGGTGCGGCGATCGACGAAATCACCTGCCTCTTCGAGGACCACGGCCACGCTCTCCCGGAAGGTCTCGCCGAACGACTTGATGCCGTCCTGCAGGATCTGGTTCGAGCGGGCATTGACCTCGCGCTGACGTGCGACCTGTTCAGCGCGGGTGTTCACCTGCTGATCGATCTCCGCCTGCGTGGGGGCGCGTTGCTGCTGGCGGCCTTGCGAGCCGTCATCCTGGTTCGATCCCTCGTGCGCCTGCTGACGGCTGCCCTGGCCGCGGAGTTGCAGGAGTTCGGCTTCAACGGCCTCGCGGCGCTGGCGCTCGATCTGCGCTTCGGTTCGGGCTTCCGTGCGCGTGCGCACGAGGTTGTCGATGCGGCGTTGGTTGTTGCGAGACTCGCGCGCCTTGGCGGCCGCTTCCGCGTCCTCCGGCGTGGTGGTCTGCGCACCTTCCTGCGCTGCTTCGTGCGGGTTCGCGAGGCCCGTGTCTTCGGTCGCGTGGGAGGCAGGCGCGGTCGTGCTTGCCGCAGCGCCAGTTGCGGCATCGGTATCGATGGTCATCGGAGTGGGATGAGGCAGGCCGAAGAACCGCGGCCAGTCGGTACGCGCCGGGACGGCGCAGGAAATGATTACTGCAGTGCGGCCGGAACCTGAACTGCGATCTGGAAGGCGGGCAACTCGGGGGCGGCCTCGTGAAGGCCATCGATCGAATAGTCGAAGGCCCCGATTTGAATTGCGGATCCCGAAACAGTCGTCACCGCGTTCTGCACCGAGACATTCGCCAGGTTGTAGAGACCCACGGTTGTCGGGCTGATGTACCGCATGACCTGCTTGAGCGTTGCGCCCGCAGTTCCGGCCCCGGGGACCATGACCTTGTGCCCGGTATCAGCCGGCGTGAATGCTGCGGTCGCAGAGGTCAGGATGTTCGAACCTGCGGTCATGGCACCGTCTGCCACGGTGCGTGCGTTGGAATACAGCTTCCACGTTCCCGAATTGCGCGACGACTCGAAGAAGTCCGCGACCTCGATCACGTAGTCGGCGCAAGAAGCGCCATTGCGGTACGCCGTATTGACGGCGATGCGCTGGGCATCGTTGGCGTTCGGCGTCTGGTTCGCGAGCGTCATCAGGTTGTCGGTGGTCGCGGAATAGGGCGACATCGTGGCGACACCGAACGGCTTCCCGGTGACGTTGGCGCTGTTGCGCAGGGTGGTGAGATTCGCGAGGATCGTCGCGGAGCCTTGCGACAGGTCATTGATCCCGTATTCGCAGAAAACGTCCGTGACGTACTGGAGGAGGTTGCGACGGTTGGCGCCGGTCGAGCCGATGAAATTCGCGAGCAGGTCACTCGGTGCCGACAGGTTCACGCATGCGCCGCGCCGGCCGACCGCACGCTCCGCTACCCCGATCCAGCCGTTGGCATCGGAGACGTAATCGGAAGCCGTGCCGCTGATCTGCCCCGTCGCGCGCGAGTCGCCAACGATGGCGATGGACCGCTTCGACGTGTAGGCGAGGATCAGCGAGGGTCGCGGGCTGTCGACCAGCGTGAAGGCAGCGGTCGGTGCGCCCATCGTGTAATCCAGCGTGGTGCCATCGACCGTGGTGTAGTTGGAAATCTCGTCGCCAGCGCCGTTCCACGAATTACACCCGGCATTCATCGGAATACCGCCCGCCGGGTTTCTCACGAAGGTACGCACCCGATATCGGGCACCTTGCGGAATCGGAATCGGCAAGGGGATCAGATCGCTATACACGTCGGAGCCGGGCGCCGCGGTGCCATAGTTCGTTCCGTTGAACGTGACCTGTGCCAGCAGCGTGCCGACCGGATATTCGATCGAGGCGCCATAGGTCTGGGGACCGGTTCCGGGCGTCTCGTCCTTGCCGTAGTAGTTCGAGTACACGAGCATGAGCGAAGAGACGGTATCGCTCATCGTGTGGTTCGTGCGACCGAATGCCTGCTTGATGGTGGCGAGCAGGTAATACGGCGTGTTGACGCGATTGGCCACCAGGCGCAGCGCCGGCCCGACGCCAGTGCTGGGAGTCCCGGCGCCCCCGGACTTTCCTTGCTGATCGACGCGGCATTCCAGGGTTCCCTGCGTCAACGTGACGACGATGTCGCGCTTGGACGAGTACTCGCCATAGGTGTAGGACGTCGATGCAGCGATGACCTGTTGAATGCCCTGGCCCGGAATTGCGATCGTTCCGATGGCGTCCGAGCTCGCGTCGAAGGTGGCCGATTCCTTCGGATGGATGACGATCGGCGCGTTGACGCCGGGCCGAATGATATGCCTCATGTTGCGGCCCCTTCAGGCAAAGAAAAACCGCCTTTCGGCGGTTCGTTGGAGGTGTCAGGCGCCTGGTGCGCGAGCGGGTTGTCCGGGAGGCCGGAGACATCGGCCACGGGCGGAGGCGCCGGCGGCGCGTTCTGCTGGAAGCCGGTGGGCAGGCCCGAGCCGTCGTCAGCAGGCGGGCCGGCCGGGCCCACCGTCGGATCGCCGCCCATCGGAGGCTGCATCGCGGCGTCCGGACCGGGCTGACCAGGCTGCGAGCCGTCCGGCGCACCCTGCGCGAACACCTGGCCCATCAGGTCCATCACGATGGCTTGCACCTGCTCACGCGTCATGCCGGCGCCCATGACCCTCAGGCGGTCGGTCTCGGCCTTGTACTGGTCGACGCGGATGCTGGCGGTCTTGGACAGCGCGTCGATCTGCTTGGCCTGGTGGTCGGCCTGCAGCTCCTCGAGCTTGTCGGCGGCCTGGTGCATGGCGCCCTGCATCTGCTCGAGCTGCTGCTTGAGGTGCTGCATCTCGGCGGCCACGTGCGGCGGGATCTCTTCGCCCTCGCCGTAGATCTGCTGCACCGCCGGCGGCGCAACGGCCAGCAGCAGCTTGACCAGCATGTCGGACTGCGGCATGTCCTTGAGCTTGGCCCACATCGGCATCAGCACGGGCGCGAGCGCTGGGCTCTTGGCGATGATGTCGGACAGCTGCGAGAAGGTCTCTTCGCGAGCGGTGGTGTAGCTCGGGCCCGACTTCACGCAGACGTCGTAGGTGCCGATCTTCGGGTTGATCGCGGCCAGCTTGCCGTCCTGGCCGCGGCGCGTGGGCTTCTTCATGGCCGGGTCGACCGTGATGAAGCTGTGCTTGCCATCGGCAGCCACCAGGCGCTGCACGCGGCGCGAGAGCGCCATGCGCGGGATCATGTCGACGATCACGCGCCCCAACTGCGCTTGGCTCTTGCCGTGGTTGTCCGGGAACTGCAGCGTGGCGACGTCGCCTTCCATCTGCCGGTTGCGGATCGCAACGCCGCTGGTCTCGTTGCCGGCCTGGCCGAGGTTGGCCTTGTACATGCCGACCGATGCTTGCATCTCCTCGGTCGCGAACTGGGCCATCTGCGCGTAGGCGCCGGGCATCGGCGCGGGCATGACCCGCTGCGGCGCGGGCAGCGCGCGACCCTTTTCGTCCCACGCACGGTATGGCAGCACCGCCGGGTTGCCGCTGGCCAGCCGCTTGTAGTGCGCCTCGTAGCCAGCCATCGACTCGGCCGGCGCGATCAGCGGCGCCTTGGGCTGCGAGGCCAGGAACTCGGCGATCGCGCTCATCTCGAAGTTGTGCAGACGCTGGCCGTCCATCAGGCGGCGCGTCAGCCCGCACAGGAAGCGCTTGCCGTCGACCTCGAGCTCGTAGCCGACGACGGGCACCAGGGCAAGGTACTGGCTCGGGAACGGGATCGGCGGCTCGATGACCTCGGCGCCGGTCATGTGCATCCAGACCTGATTGCCCTCGTCGTCGATCTCGAAGTACTCGCAGATCGTGACGTACTCGCCATCGCGCCAGCCCTCGGTGCCCAGCGGCACCTCCGCGGCGTCCGGATAGCGCTCCTCGAAGGTCGAGCGATGCAACTTGCCCTCAACGTAGCCCCAGCGCGCGCCGGCGCCGTCAGGCTCGTGGCAGTCCAGATCGATGCCGCACGAGGTCGGGTCGGTGATGCGCAGGATGCAGATGTCCTGGCCGTCCTTGCCGTCGACGGGGACCGCGCGCAGCCAGCCCAGGCCGCAGCGCACCTGCAGGTCGCCGGCGGTGTCGTAGGCGATCGGTGCGCGCGAGACGTACTCGATGTGCCGAACCATGCTCTCGAGCTGCTCGGCGACCTTCGAATCCGCGTCGCCATCGGCCGGGATCACCTCGATGCCGGCGTTGTTCTGGCGCATGTCGTTGGAGACCTGCGCGATGAACTGATTCGTGCGGTCCAGCGTCAGCGTCGGGCGCTTGCCGCGGCCGGCCAGGTCATCCTGGCGCCACTGCTCGGGCTTGGCCGGGTTCGAGAAGCGCAGGTCCTCGCGGATGCGATCGTGCTGCTCGCTCCAGACCTCCTTGTACTCGTCGATGCGCTTCTTGGCGCGCTCGAAGATCGCCGTGTGGTCGGCCTTCTCACCCTTGGCGACGTCCTTGGCCGCGGCAGGCGCGTCAGCGTCGAGGCCGGGCGCGTAGGTGTCGCCCTCCTGCGTCGCAGCGGGCTTGCGGGTCTTCTTCGTTGCCATGGTCAGGTGCTCATCCAGGATCCGCCGACGTCGTCGTCGACCGGGAGGTCAAGGGGTTTCGCGTCCTCGTTCGTCATCTCTTCGACGTTGATCGCGAGGTAGCGGAAGGCGTCCGCGCCGTTGCTGTGGACGTCGTGCAGCGGGCCTTCGGGCGTGTCGGTGCGCTGGTTGATGCGCCGGCGGTAGCGCTTCAGGCAGTCGACCAGGCCGGGCAGCTCGTCGTCGGTCGACGCGCAGCCGGCCTCGTTGATGTAGACGCGGGGGAACACGTCGCGCGCCCGCCGGATGCCCTGCTCCAGCTCCACGCTGGTGGTGCGCATGACCTCGCAGCCCAGGCCCTCGAGCACGTCGGAGTCGGCCTTGCCGGTCTGGCGGTTCTTCGCGAAGCCGTCGTGCGGCAGGAAGTCCTTGCCCCAGTTCCAGCCGCGATAGTCAGGGCCGCGGAAGTCGGCCAGGTAGCTGGCCACGGTCCGGTGCGAACCGGTGACGTAGCCGATGACCGTGATGGCCGATCCGCTGCGCTGGGCCAGGATGATGGCCATCGCGTCGTTCCAGCCCATGTCCCAGATCCGGTGAACCTTGAGCATCGGGTCGTAGGGGAAGCGCCCGATTCGACCGGCTGCCTCCGCCGCGGCGATCTCGTCGAAGTAGATCGCGCCCTTGACAGCAGGCATGCAGCGTCCCAGCCAGATGTGCGCGTATTCAGCCGGCACCATCGTGCGTTCGGCCTTCGCGCGAGCCTTCTCGAGCACCTCCGGGAACCACGGGTTGTCGCCGTAGTTCATCTCGATGGTGAGCGTGTCCTCGTCGGGCGTCATCGCCATGACGTGGGTCTCGTCAGTCTCGAGCTCCGGGTTATAGGTCGTCCAGATCTCCGAGCCGTCGACGCGGATCGTGGGAATCAGGATCTGCCACGAGCGCCGCGTTGTTGTCTGCCCTTCCTCGTTCCAGACCCGCGTGCAGCCCTCGAACGACTTGATCGAGTCGACCGTCTGGTCGGACAGGCCGGCGAAGAAGAACCGCGTGCCGTTGCGCCCTCGGATCTCTGTGGCCTGCACCTCGTAGAACCAGCCCAAGCCCAGCGCCGGGATCTGGTCGCGCAGCAGCTGGTGCACCGACTGCTTGATCGACTTCTGAACCTCGCGCGTGCACAGAATGCGCTCGACGCCCATCGTGCCGAGGATCAGGAAGATGCGCGCGACGCTCCACGACTTCGCGCTGCCGCGGCCGCCCTTGAGGAACTTGAACCGGTAGGGCTCGAACAGGCGTTCGAGCTTCGCCGGCAGCTCGATCACGGCCGCTGCGCAGGCTTGACGAACGTGACCTGCAGGTTCTGCTCGATCGGGCCACCGCCGGGGCCGGAGTGCTCGAACTTCGTGCTGAACATGCCCAGGTGCTTGCCGCGCAGCTCCACGGCTTTGAGCGCAGCGCCGAACTCGCCGCCGGCCTCAGCACGCTGTCCCAGCCGGCGCAGGTCGCGCAGCACCATGTCGGCGCTGTCCTCGAGGCGCTCCGAGCGCGCAGCCATCTGCGCCTGGATCATGGCGCCGACCTGCGGGTGCTTGAGCAGGTCCTGCGCGGTCTGCTTGACGTTGCCGACGTAGCCTGCGCGCCGGGCAGCCGCTGACGGCGCCAGGTCGATGAGGTACTCGCGAACGAACGCCTCCTGCTTGTCGGTGAGCTTGCGTGTCATGGTGCTGGTGGAGCCCGTGGGCTGGCATGCGCAGGCCGGCGCAAGTCGGTTGGGATGCCGTCTCTCCGGCTGTCACGCCTTCTGGTAGCCCGCTCCACTTAAGGCCGCGGCTCCTCTGTAGGGGCGTTCCTCGCGCTCAGGCACCCTTCAGACCTACGTCATCGCGACGCAGGATGCTGCCGTTCGCTGGCGCGTGCGGCCCGCCGAGGCGGCGGAGGGTCAGCGCCTCCGGTGAGAACCCCTCGCCGCTGCCGTGGAAAGCGCTGCGAGCCCCAGCCGCACTACCGGGGGATGATCAGGACGGACAGAGCGACCGGCACGTGTACGCGCCGGCGCCGCTCAAACCAGCGACGCAGCCAGCGAAGCGGGGACATTGACCATCACCGTGGCCACGTCGTTGACGACGAGGACGTCGGTGGCCAGGACGGCGGGCGTGAGCGCGTTGCCGGCCGCGTCGACGCAGACGATGGACGGCTGGTAGGTGCCGGCCGGGACGTCGGCGCAGACGATCTGCGTGGCGTCGACGGGGCCGTCGGCTTCGACGACCAGGCCGGACGTCGTCTCGGTCAGGGCGAAGCGGTAGCCGGCCACGGGCGCGGACAGCGAGCTGGCGGCGATCGACGCGAGGGCGACCACGGCGAGGACGGATCGGGACATGGAGGCTCCTTCGGAAACGAAAAAGCCCGCGCTGATTGCTCAGGGCAGGCTTTGGAAGGCGATTCGCCATACGGCGGTGTCGACGGGTGGCAATGTACCACGACGCGCGGCTCACTCCATCATCCCCGCGCCCACCAGCCTCAGGATCAGCCACTGCCGCGCATGTGCCAGCACCCTGTCGCGCTCGGCCGGGAACTTCGGCAGCCGCGGCGACGTGAACGCGCTGGTGCCCAGGCACAGCGACCTGGCCATCACGTAGGCCGCCGACCGGTACGGCTCGGCCATGTTGTCGACGTTGGCCTGCACGGCGCGCATCGTGACCTGCTCCTCGTCGTCGTAGAGGGCGCCGTTGGCGTCGTCGTGCTGGCGGCTCACGATGTAGTCGCCCACGACGGTGCTGCGCGCCGCGTGGCCGCGCGCGGTGCTGGTCTGCTGCGTCTGCCAGTGGTGCCAGCGCGAGAGCAGATCATCGAGCGCTTCGTTGCGCTGCTGGGCGAGGAGGGAACTCCAGACGCTCATGGTCATGCGTCTCCCGTGTGCAGGCAGTGCTGGAGGTGGGCCACGGCGCCCTGGATCCGCAGACGCGAGACGCTGCGCGTCGCACCGGTCCAGGACTCGACGTCGTCGGTGTCGTTGAGGCTGACCGCGGCGAATGCGATGACGCGGCCTTCAAGCACGGCCTGGCGCATCGCCTCCACCACGTCGAGCGTGCGCTGCAGGTCGGCCTTGTCCGGGCCGCGATCGAACTCGACGACCTTCATGCGGCCCCCTTGGGCACGAGAGCCAAGCGATTGAAACCCTCATTCCAGAGCTTCTCATGGCGTTCGGCTGTAAGGCGCTGCTCGGCGCGCTCGCGAACCGCCGATTTCTCATGGCGCGAGAAGAGCCAGCGCGGCATGCTGCCGCCACAGATCTGGCAATGCTTGCCGTCCAGTAGTGGACACGATGTCATGCGATCTCCTTGAGGAGCGAGGCCTGGGCCACCGGCGCCGCCATCTGCGTGATTGCGACGATGACGCGCGCGCCGTGCTCGTCGGGCTCCATGCGCTCGCACTGCAGCCGGAAGACCCACTTGTCGTCGTCGAACGCGACGCCCTTGAGCGAGTCGAGGAGCACCTTGTTGGCGTTGTCCAAGTCGATGCAGCGCACGTCGTTGTGCCAAGCCGGGCCGAGCTTGCGCATGCGGCGCGCCCAGTCCTGCGGGCGGGCCGGGAACAGGCGCACGGCGATCGCCAGACGGCCGGCCAGCGGCGCGCGGATTCCGGCTGCGGCGCAGATGCGCGCCACGTCCGCCTTGTAGGCCTTGGCCTCCTTCGTCGGAGCCATCATCGTGCGGCCTGGGATGGTGATCGCGCGCCACATGCGGTTCGCGCTCAGGGGGTAAGGCAGTGTCAGGACGATCATGCGGCCTCCGCGGAGGATCGCGCGAGCGCACGAACGTCAACGAAGATCGGGCACCACGCCCCCTCGGGGTTCTTCAGGGCCATACCGTTGATGGGCGGCTGCCTGGAGCGAGAGGCCTTGCGTGCGCACACGCTGTGCTGCGGGCAGTACCCGCTGGGGTCGCAGCGCGCGATGTGCGTGGGGACAGCGCAGTCGGAGCGGCAGGGTTCGGTCATACGACCTCCGGTTGGGGTTCGACGTCGCGGACGACTTCGCGCCACGCCACGCGTTGGAACTTCGTGAGCTGAACGCCTCGCTCTTCACGGCGCTGGAGCACCTTGGCCCAGCGACGCGGATCGCCGCGGCCCATGTGGCGCAGCTTCTCGAGGGCAGCGATGCCCTCCTCGCGCGTGGCGTAGCGCTGCGGTCGAGGCCGCGGACCTCGCAACGCCTGCTGGGTCTCGAGGTCGATCAAGTCCTGGGTGATGCGCGGCCAGTGGTGCGTCGACTTCGCGGCGGCATGCGCGCTGCACAGCTTCGCGCCGAAGTCCGACGACCAGCGTCGCGGGCAGCGGTCGGCGATGCAGCGGAGGTCCGCCTCGATTTCGACTTCGTCGGCGATGCGTTGGTCACGGGCGTTCATGCGCGCTCCTTGGCGGTTGCGATGACGTGGGCGCGGTAGTGCGGCCAGCTGGGCGCGGTGCCCCGGCGGATGGCGTCCTGCTCGACCTGGAACCACGGCGCCAGACCGAGCTCGCGGGCCTTGGCCTCGACGCCTTCGCGGGTCTCCTGCCAAGCCGGCGCTGTGGCGGCCGGCGCGAGGCGGATCTCTGCGGCGTCCTTGCGGCGGTTGATGAGGGCCGTGAGCCCCCATGCGGCGCCCTTGCCCTTGTCCGCGGCTTCGGCTGCAACGGCCTCGAACTCCTCGAGGCTGGCACCTTGGTCGACGAGCTGGCGCAGCCTCGGGTCGCCGGGGTTGGCGGCGCAGCCCTTCTGCCGCATGGCCTTGGCGGCGAGGCCGTAGCGCGTGCCGGCGCCGATGGCCGGGTTTTCGGGTTCGGCCGTGCCTTCCGCGAGCGCGCGCAAGGTGGTGGCGTCGGGACGCGCGCCCTTTTCTTTTATTTCTGGTGTCTGGTGTCTGGTGTCTGGTGTCTGGGTAGCCGTAGCAGGCGTTGCAGGTGCCGTTGCAGGTAACGGCTGCAATTCTGTTTCAGCACCCGTTGCTGGAAGCTTCGAGACCAGGGCTCTCAGGTCGGGCATCGCGATGTTCCAGGCCGCGTGCTGGCCGGCGTCGGTGAGCAGCTTGAAGAGCCGCGCGCGTTCCTCGCGGTGCTTCGTCAGCCGGTTGCTCTCGTTGGCCTTCTTCACCTCGCGTTCGGGCTCGCCGTCCTTGTAGCGGGCGATGTCGGCGTCGCAGCGTGCGTTGTGCCAGCCGTCTTCCTCGAGCTGGAAGAACTCGCTGAGCACCTGCTGCACGGCGTCGCGTTCGGGCTTCGAAGCGGCGCGAGCGAGCCGGCAGACCGCCTTGAGGTCAGCTGGGAGCGGTGCCTCGGTCCGGTAGCAGATGCAGATGAGCCTGCGGTAGACGCCGTCCTCCACCAGCGACAGGTGCGCAGTGGCGCTGTCGTAGTCGCCGATGTGGTGTTCGTAGTAGTTCATGCGATCACCCGCGCAATGCGCCAGACCACGCCGCCGAGAAAGATCAGCTGGCCAGCGCGAATGAACAGGCCGCCGCGCTCGCCATCAAGCTGCATGCGCATCGGGCGCCAGTTGCCACGGCCGCGGGGTTTGAGGATGAGGGTCACGCGGCGGCCTCGGTGGCGTCAGCCATCCGCCCCAGATACCGCACCAGCTCGCGCGTCTCGTCCTTCGACAGCACGATCAGGTCGGCGCCGGCGCGGCGGATGTGCAGCTGGCCGTCGGACCAGAGCGCGATACGGATGGGCTGCGGGGTGGTGCTGGCCTCGGCCGTGATGGCGCGCGCCTGCTTCGCGCGCGGTTGCGGCGCAGTGACGGGCGGTGCCTCCGGGATCGGCTCCTGCACCGCGGGCACGACGCGCTGCACGATGGGTGCGTCGTCGGGCTCCTCTTCGACGCGTTCTGCCAGCGGGATGCCGTTGCCGCGGCTCCAGCTCACGAGGCGGCCGTTCATGTGCTTCTCGATCAAGCCGTAGCGCACTGGCGCTTCCATGCCGCAGTTGACGACGGACGGGTGCTGCCCGAGCTGCTCGGCCAGTTCCACGTTCGCGATGATCTGACCGGCGGGCAGCGCGTGGACGGCAGCCACGGAGCGCGCGGTGACGGTGCCGGGCTGCGGGGTGTAGGCGCTGGTCATGCTGCCACGCTGCCGCGCAGCGCCTCGGTCAGCACGCGCTTGTCGTGGCGCAGCATGGTGATCTGCTCCTGCGCTTCACGCAGCAGGCGCTCGGTCTCGCTTTCGATGCGCACCAGCGTGCAACCCACCTGGTAGGCCGCCCACTCGACGTAGACGTTGTTGCCCACCACCGCGCAGAAGCCCTGCACCTTGTCGGCCTGCAGCGTGGCCTTGCCCTTCTTGATGTTGGAGAAGTAGCCCGGGTCGATGTCGAGCGCGAGGTAGATCTCCTTGTCGTCCAGGCCCGACGTGTCGCACGCCAGGGTGAAGGCGGCGGCGCCCGTGCGCTTGGCGCGGATCATCTCGATGGGGATGGACACGGCGGCGCCGCGGCGCGCGAGCGCGAGCTCGGCCTGCTGTTCAAGCTGGGTCATGGTTCTTGAAGCCGGTTGAGTACCCTGTGCGGGCAAAAAAAGCGACAGTGGCGGCATGCGAACCACCACCCACCCAGCACGCCACCATCGGGCGCGGCGAGTACGACGCGATGAGCAGCGCGCAGCCGGCGGCGATGAGGGCCAGCGCGAGGAAGAAGCGCACGTGGGCCATGGATCAGCCCTCTCCAGCCGGCTGCTTAGCCACGACCGCGGCGCCGTCCCAGTCGACGTCAGGACGCAGGTCCTTGCAGGTCACGCGGCCGCCGGTGATGCGCTGGATGGCCGGGCAGTACTCCGCGGGGACGGGCGTGCCAC